ATGCTGGCCGCACCGACCTTCGCGATGCTTCGCGACGCATCGCTGATTGGTTTGACGGGAATGCTGGAGGACACGGAGATTGAGTATGACCATAAGCGCGCGGATGGAGAGCTCCATTTCGTAGCGACCGAGAGCTTTATCCTGCTTCGATCTCTGGATGAGCCGGAGCGACTCCGGGGCACGAACCTGGCGTGGTTCGGTATTGATGAATTGTCTTATGCGAGTGAAGATGCGTGGCTGCGTCTGGAGGCGCGGCTGAGAGATCCTAAAGCGCAGGCCTTGAGCGGCTTTGGTGTCTGGACACCGCAGGGTCATGACTGGATCTATCGGAGGTTTATCAAGTCTCCGGTCACCGGTTATGGATGCATCAAGGCAACGCCGTTCGAGAATCGCTTTCTGCTGATGCGGACACCGGATTACTATGAGCGTCTGGAGAGCAGTTACGATCCGAAGTTTTATGAGCAGGAGGCGAAAGGCGAGTACATCAACAGCCGGGCTGACCGGGTGTATCACTGCTTCAATGCGGCTGTGCACGTGATTGATAGCCGTTATGAACCTCATCTGCCTCTGATGTGGGGCCTTGATTTTAACGTGTCGCCGATGAGTTCGGTGATTCTCCAGAGAAAAGGTCAGCGCCTGGTGGTGATTGATGAAATTGTGCTGGACCGTGCCACGACCAACGAGGCGTGCGAGGAATTTCGGAACCGTTATAGAGGACACGCATCCTTACTCGAGATTTTCGGAGATGCGAATGGCAACAGTCAGCACACTACTGGAATGACGGACTATACGACGATGCGGAATTCCTTATATCAGTCTGGATTCCGAAATGTGAGTTACCGGGTTCCCAAGTCAAACCCGCCGGTTCTGGACCGCATCCGCAAGGTTAATGCCCTGCTGACGAATGCGCTGGGTGAGGTTGGGCTTGAGATTGGCTCGAAATGCAAAGAGCTGATTAAGGATTTCGAAGAGGTGATGTACAAGCCCGGCTCGGGCGTTATTGACAAAATGCGTGATCCGTTGCGAACGCATTTGTCAGATGCTCTCGGATATGTGATCTGGGAACTCTATGGAGAAAAGCCGACAGCCGGCAACAGGTGCGAGCGCATTCTTTAGCGGCAGCCGTTTTTGAGGAGCAGAAGGAACTTACATGATTGAAATTGATCGCGAGCACCCAACTTATAAACATCGCACCCTGATGCTGCGGACGTATCGGGATTTGTATGCCGGCGGATTCGAGTTTAAGATGCGGGCGCACAACTATCTGCAGCACCGGCAGAAGGAGCCGGGAGACATCTATCTGGAACGCCTCCACCATGTCTTCTACGAAAACTACATTGGCTCCATTGTCGATTGGTATAGCGCCACGCTGTTCCGCCGCGAAGCCACTCTGCAGTTTGAAAACGGTCTGGAATCGGACCGGGCGTTCCTGGCCGAGTTTGCGGACGATTGCGACCTGCGCGGCACCAAGTTATCGGCCTTCTTCCGCACCTGCTTTACAGAAGCGCTGGTTACCGGCCAATGTCATGTGCTGATTGACTTCCCGGTTCCGACACAGCAAGCCAGAAACCGCGCGGAGGAAGATGCGATTGGATTGTCGCGCGCATTCCTGGTTCGGTACAGCGCGGAAGACTTGATCAACTGGAGCTGCGACGACCGCGGCGATTACGAATGGGTGGTTTTGCGGACCGAATGCGAGCGGCAGCTCAGCGTGGATTCGCCCGAGATTGTGAAAGAGACAAGATGGGCGTACTACGACAAGACTGAGTACCGAATCTACCGGCGGCTTATGAGAACAGATGGCACCGGCGATATTGTGCTGGTTGCCCAGGGTTTGCATGGAATGGCGAACCAAAATCGAGTGCCGGTGGTGAGTCTGCGTTTGAATGATGGGCTGTGGCTGCTGAACAAGGCAGCTCATCTTCAACTGGAGCACTTCAATAAATCAAATTCTCTGGGCTGGGCCATCACGATGGGCTTGTTCGCCATGCCGGTTGTCTACTCCGACCGCGAATGGAACCAGATTGTGGGCGAGAGTTATTACATCCAGTTAGGCGCTAATGACCGCTTTGGCTGGACTGAGCCGGACGGCAAGGTGTACCAGATAGCAGCCAGCAACCTGGAGGTTCTGAAGGAAGAGATTTACCGCGTCTGCTACCTGTCGCAAGTTTCCGGAGAGGCGATCTCAGGCCACGCGCAATCGGCCTTGAGCAAACAGATAGAGTTTACCGTCACGCAGGAGATGCTGCGTGCTTACGGAACCATCGTGAAGGAATGCATACGCAAGGTGCTGACCAGCATCAGCGAGGCTCGCAAGGACGGGGTTCAGATCTATGTGGCCGGCATGGACGAAGTGGACATCAACGATTTTGGGACGGATTTGGATCAGGCCAGCAAGCTACTGCAATTAAATATTCAGTCGCCCTCGCTGCGCAAACAGATATTCCAAAGACTCGCGCTGAAGTATCTGAACGACGCGAGGCAGGATACGAAGGATCAGATTGCGCAGGAGATTGAAGCGCAAACCAATTAAAGAGACGAGGTTTAAATGTCAGAACAACTTTCAAATGAACATGAGCCGGTTAGCGGCCAGGATGTAAAGGAAATCGTCCGCCAGGCGATTCAGGAGTTTGTGCAATCTGAACAGCGCAAAGCCGAACCCGCTTACAAGGCAGAACTGCAGGATGAGCGCAAGAGACGCGAAAACCTGGAGTCACGCCTGAACCTGCTGGTTGAGGAGAACAAGAAGGCTCGCGCCATGGCTGAGGAAGCGGACCGGAATTCACAAATCAGAAGCGAGCTGCAGAGGCTTGGTATCTCGAAAGTGGACCTGGCCTTCAAGGCGATCAAAGACGACATTACGCGCTCTGAGGACGGCAGGCTGCAAAGCAAGGGCCCGGAGCCGAAGTCTTTGCAGGACTACCTGACAGGATTTGTGCAGGAGAATCCGGAGTTGCTGCCGGCCCGTATATCCGGCGGCAGCGGTGCCAAGGCGCCTGTGCGCGGTGCTTCGCCAGAAGCATCAGCTGGAATCGAGCTTGAAAAAATCAAGCCGGGAATGAAGAAAGAGGATCTTGATCAGGTGCGCCAGGAGATTGCGCGGATTGCCCAGCAGGCCATCCGAGGAATCTAAACAGGCATAACTGCTTAGGAACAGAACCGCAGATCAGGCGGTGCGCAACGCGCGCATGGCGGTCTGCAATTGGAGTTAGCGCGGCGCTTCGGTGCCGCGATTTTTTTTTAGGAGACTTATGTCGATCATTACTTCCGCTAATTTGGCAAACGCCATTGTCAAGCTGGTTGCCGCTGATGCTTTACCTGCTTTGATGGGCAACCTGGTTATGGGAAACCTGGTGAACCGGGACTATGAACCTGTGCTGGCGCATGCTGGCGACACGGTGAACGTGCCGATTCCCCCGGTGCTTGTAGCCAACAACATCGCTGAAGGCGGCACGGTTCAGCCGCAGAACCCGAACCTGGGCAACGCGCAGATTGTTTTGAACACGCACGCTGAAGCGACTTTCCAAATTCCGGATGTCACCAAAGCGCTGGCCTTTCCTGAATTGCTGAAGGCTTATATGCAACCCGCCGTTGTTGCGATTGCCTCACGAGTAGAAAGCGACCTGCTCGGCCTCTATAGCCAGTTCACCGCTAACACCCCGCTGGGCACCGCCGGCACGCCGATTACCGAAGCTGTTATTGACTCGGCTGAAACGGCGCTGTTCAATGCGCGGGTCCCGGCGAGTTCTTCCAAGTATCTGGTTGTGGATTCAAACAGCTACTCCGCTATCCGCCAGATTCCGCGCTTCAGTGAATATTACAGCGCGGGCGAGGCCGGTCTGAAGGCGCTGGTGGAAGGCAACGTCGGCAAGATGAAGGATTTCTTTATCTTCCGGTCGCAGTTTGTTCCCACTACCGGAAGCGCCAGCCCGAACACCCATAACCTCGCGTTCACTCGCGATGCCTTGGGTTTGGTTGTGCGCCGCCTTCCACAGCCCCTGCCGGGCACCGGCGCAGTTGCTGAGTATGCCGAAATGGGCAACTTCGGAGTCCGCGTGGTGATGAGCTACCAGCCGAACACGCTGGCTCAGCAATTCACTGTCGACATTCTGTACGGTTGCGGCGTGCTGCGCAACAACTTTGCTGTTCAGATCAACAGCTAGTTCAACACGACTTAAGACGCGGGGCTCAGCCATTCCGGATGAGTCCCGCAACTAACAAATTCAGGAGAACATGTATGGACGTAAGACAGTTTTACCGCAAATTGAGAGAAGTGGAATCCGGCATTACAGAACCCTACGTTCTGGTAACGAGCCTGGAAACCTCCGATGGCGGGAAGGCGGGCATTGTCTGTGAAGTGTCGCGGGAACAAGCCGCCAGGCTGATAGTTGAGGGTCGTGTTACGCTCTCGACCGAAGCTGAGCAGAAAGCCTTCTTTGCCCGTTGCGCCGCCGAGAAGAAAGCATTTGAGAAAGCTGACATTGCGCGCCGTCTGCAAGTAACGATTGTCTCGGCGCCAGAAGATAAAGAGCCGAAGGCAGTGGTGTCGGCCGATTCAGAGACGGGCACAAGGAAATAATCCTATGGCACTCTTTACCGACGCAGGAGTTGTGAGCATCAGTGACCTTCTCACATATGAAAGCACGCTGGTGCAAGTGGCGTCCGCCCATGACATTAATGTCGACACGAAAATCGGGCTAGCTACAAGCGGGATTAGTGACCGCCTGCTGCTGTGGTTATTGAATATTGGCGCATCCGATCCTCAATTTCTGACCCGCCGCCGCATCGGACTGTCCACCGTTGTTGTCACTGAGCCCTTGCGTCGGTGGATTGTGTTCGAATCTCTAAGCCGCATCTTTGCGGAAGCATTTAATCTTCAGCTGAACACTCGCTTTCAGGGCAAGTTGACCGAATATCAGCAGGAAGCGAAGTCGGCGGCTGACTTTGCATTTCAATCCGGCATCGGGATTGTCTTCAATCCGCTTCCGGAGCCGGCGCTGCCATTGGTTTCGGTTCAGACTGGCTCGTCCAGCGATACGGCGCTCTTCGTGCAGACCACGTGGGTGGACGTGAAGGGTTGTGAAAGCGCACCCAGCCCGGTTAACGGCATTGTTCTGACTGCCGGCTCCGGAATTTCAGTAGCCATGGCGGAAGGTTCAGTGGACGCTCCGCCGGCAGCTGTCGGCTGGAATGTTTATATCGGCGTGGACCAGGGCTCCGCCACACGCCAAACCGCGATGCCGCAACCAATTGGCTCCACCTGGCAGCTGCCAGCCTCGGGAGTAACCAGCGGCAGCTTGGCGGGACAGGGTCAGATGCCCAATTTTTTCATTCGCACATCGAGACAGATCTTAAGAGGTTAAATGACACCGCTTACTCTATTGGGCCCACAGAAGATGGTCAGCCTGCTGACTACGAACTCGGCCTTGCAAACGGCTGTTAATGCCATCGCCGCGCAGACGGGCCAGTTTCTGCCCCCTATAGATAACAGCCAGATTCTGGTGACTTCCATTTCTCCGGATCTGGCCGATAAGAACGCGCAACTGACTTACCCGCGTGTGTGTGTTCATGCCACGCAAGTCAATAACACACACATGGAGAAGTTTCGATCGTTCTCGGGCGTTATTGTCCTGGCGACCGATCTCTATTTCAGCGGCAATCTCATTGCTCCCACGGAAACGGGGCTGCATTACTACCTGCAAGGAATCGCTTCCATCCTGCAGGCCAACGAGGGCGACTGGGGCGACGGGTTCTATTATTCCGGCTTGTACGACATCCAGGTTCAGCCGCCGAAAGCCGGGGGATTTGGTTTTGTCGAGTCTGCCCGGATTACTTTTACGTTCGATGTGAATGTCAGCTGAGGAAAGACCATGGCAAACTATATCTCAAGCAATAACAACCGGTTCTATTCCGCGCTAGAAAGTGCATTCGCCCAGGTGCCGGCCATTGCCGCCACAAACCGCCTGCCCGCTGTTGAACTGGCAGCGCACCAGCAGTTGCAGCAATCCCTTCGCCGCGATAAGACGGGCACGAGAACATTTCTGGGTAATTCTCCGCTAGTCCGCCGCGCTACTGCTTTTAGTCTCAGCACCTACCTGACTTCCTGGGATGCCGTGAACGCCCCTGGCTACGGCCCCTTACTGCAATCGGCGTGCGGCGGTGCGCCCTCGCTGTGCGGCCAGCTTCGAGTTTCGTCCATGCCTGACCCGCTGCATCTGACTACGTACACGCCGCATGGTTTGCTGCCGGGTAACGGTGTGTCTCAGGGCAGCGAAGTGCGGTTTGCAGCCAGTGTGGTGGACCCTGTCACGATTCTGTTGAACGCTCCGTTCTCCGCACCGCTGGCAGCAGGAACATTGCTGGCGCCCTGTTTGACTTATCCGCTGGGAAACGCGCTTCCCAGCGTGAGCTTGTTCGATTATTGGGATCCGCCTGGCGCAATTGATCGAATTGTTACCGGTGCCACGGTCGATACGCTCAACATTTCGTTGAATGGTGCCTTCCATGAGATGACATTTAACGGACTTGCCGCTGACCTGCTGGATTCTCAAAGCTTCAGCACGGGAAGCGCGGGGTTACAAAGTTTTCCCACAGAACCTGTTTTGAGCGCCTTTGATTACTCCATTGTGGCCGGGAATCTGGGTGAAGCGTGGCTGGGCTTCACGGCTCAGAAGTTATTCACCCTGACTGCGGCGACAATTCAGCTTAAAAACAACCTGGTTCCGAGGAACATGGAGTTTGGCAGCATCTATCCGTTATCCATCGCGGCAGGGCCAAGAGATGTGTCTCTGAATTTCTCTCTTTTTGCCGACGACAGCAGCACGGTGAATGATCTTTATCTGGCGGCTAAGCAACGAGCACCTATCTCAGTTATGTTCCAGCTGGGCCAGCAGCGGGGGCAAATGATGGGTGTGTATCTGCCGTCCATCATACCGGAGATTCCGCTTTATGACGATCGTGAGCCCCGGCTGATCTGGGACTTCAAAGCAAATATTGCGCAGGGGACAAATAATGATGAACTTGTTATCGCGCTGGCTTAAGCCAGACTCCGCCGCCGGTTATCAAAGTCTGTTATGGCTGGAAAGTGAGTTGTTTCCTGGCGTTGAATTCAGTATTCGGAAGATATCGCTGGCGCAGCGAATTGAGTTGTCATCGCGAGTTCGGGAATTAACTCTCAAGAACGACTTTCTTCGAGCCGGCGAGCCGGCAAATCAACTGGAGGCCGCCATAGCAGATCTCCTGGTTGAAAAACTCTATGTTGAATGGGCAGTTGCAGATCTTAAAGGTCTGAGAATTGACGGACGGCCGGCATCGGTTGAACTTCTAATAGAACTCGGACCGGAAGCACTGGTTCGTGAGATGGCTGAAGCTATACGGAGCCATCTGGAACTCTCGGACTCTGAAAGAAAAAACTTCTAATCGCATTCCATTTCCTCGTCACGAAGCCAGCCGCGTGGAATTGCGAGTCCTGCCGGAAAAGCGGATTGGCACGGGTACGCAAGTGCGCCTGGCTGACGATTGAGCAAGAGAGTGCCAAACAGCCGCGGCGTCCCGTTTGGGCGCGCAAGGCCGTTGTTGCCATGGCATGTCCGAAGTCGGTGATTACGGCTCACAGCCTGGAAATGCTGGAACGGTTTGGTTACTGGAAAGCCAGTGGCGGCGGTTCGCTGCTGGAGGAAGACGCGAAGACGGCAGACGCAATTTTGTTTTTGAATGAGCAATGGATAGAGGAGCAAGAAAATGGCGAAGTTAAAGAGCAGCTTTAGCCGAACAAGCAGCCCGAAGCTGCCGGCTTTGAGCAGCGGCACACCTGTATCGAGCAGCGTGCCCAAAACAGCGATAACAAAGACTGCGTCAAGCCACGACTTAACGACAACGAATACCGGGAAAGTGGTTCAAGCGTTGCACTTCGGTGCGTTTCACAGCAAGGTGACCGGTTCGGCAACCAGTTCACCCTGGGGCAGTTTGCTGGGCAGCGCGTCAGGAGGTGCCTCGAGCCTTCTCAGCGGCGGCATTCTGTCGAACGGGACCTTTGGATTTGTCGGCAAGCTGCTAAGTCTGTTCGGAGGAGGCAAGTCTACTACCGCGGTTCCCCAGCCCTTTGTCATGCCGGCTTCACAGCAACAGACCATAAATGTGGCCCCTGGCAGTGCTGTTTCATTGGGCGTTCAATCCAGCTCGAATGCCGGCGGCCCAAATGGCCCGGTCTATCAGACAAGCTCTGTGCAAAGCGATAACGGTGCGCAAAGCACGCAGATTGTGCAGGTGGTCAAGCAGGCATTGCTTACTTCCAGCTCGTTAAACGACGTGATCTCGGAGATATGAACAGATGCTTACCTTCCCCACACTCAGCACCGGTGCCGTTGCGCAATATCCGCTGCCGATTTCCTATACATCGCCGGTAGAGATCATCCGTTTCATTGACGGTACGGATCAGCGCTTCGTTTCCCGGGGCCGGTCTTTGCGCAGCTGGCATGTGCAATTGTCGTTTGTCAATGATGACGAGATTGCCCAGCTGGAGGATTTTTTCGGGGCGCTGGGAGGCCAGTATTCGCAATTTGCCTTTCCCGACCCGTACAGCGGGCAGCTTGTGCCGAATTGCGTCATGGGTGATAGCGCGCTTGTGACTGATTACTTAGCCACTGACTTAGCATCAGCGAGCTTGTGGGTGGTGGAAACCAATGGCTAACCTGGCTTATCCGCAATTATCCAGCGGCGCGCTGGCGCAATACCCGCTGCGAAAGCGCCGCGTACTGCAATCTTCGCTGAATACGTTTGCCGATGGCAGCATGATCGCTTCCAACATCAATGCCAACACGCAATTTGTCTGGGAACTCTCTTACACAGATTTGACCAATGTGGATCAGACGGCGCTGCAAAATCATTTCGCCGCATGCAAAGGACCATTGATGCCATTTATCTTCATTGATCCGACAGCTAACATGCTGAGCAACAGCAACGATTTCACCCTGGGAGCATGGATAGCGCAACCACTGCTATCGGTCACAGGTGGAGCGGCAGATCCACAGGGCGGGACCAGTGGTTTCACCCTGGTGAATGATAGCCCGACGGATCAGCTCATCAGCCAAACGGTTTTAGCACCCGCCAACTTTCAGTACTGTTTCTCGCTCTATGCCATAGCAACAACGCCTTGCAACCTGAACCTTGGACTTAGGTCTGTGACCTCACAAAGCCAGAGCTTCGGTGTGGGAACGACCTGGAACCGCCTTGTCGACTCGGCACAACTGACGGACACCGATATGAGCATCACGGTGTCGATTACCGTGCCAGCCGCACAAACCGTAGTGGTCTGGGGACCGCAGTTAGAACCGCAACCAAGTCCTTCGCGTTACCGAGCGACTGCTTCCAATGGGGGCGTCTATCAGAATGCCCATTTCCTGGGTAACAGCCTTACTTTTCAGTCCGAAGCTGCGGGCCTTTACTCCACAGTCATCAGCATAGAAACGACATAACTTCGCCATGGCCACAATCAACCAGGTTAAACAGCTCGCCGTAGCCGATACACCAATACTCTTCTTCCAGTGCGAGATGCCCAGCGGTGATATCTACTACTGGAGTTCTCACAGCGTTCTGTTTAGCGGCCAGCAGTATGTCGCGCGCGTGCTGAAGCACAACCTGTTCACACTGCAATTGTCGGCTGACGATGCCATGGATAGTATGTCGCAGCTTTCCATCGTCCTGGGCAATGCCGATGCACTGATGTCGGAACTGAATGCCGCCATAGGCTTCCGTGGCGCGCAGCTCACCGTTTATTTCGCCTTTGTCGACCTACCCAGCGGCATTGTTACCACCGAAGCCACCATGCTGTTTCGCGGCGTGGCGGGCGATCCGCAGGAAATTACTGAAGAGACGCTGACGTTGAACTTCACCAACAAGCTGAGCCTACAACGGGTAGCTATTCCCGACGTGCGGATTCAGCGAACTTGCCCGTGGAATTTTCCGGCCACGCTGGCACAGCGCCAGGAAGCGGCTGACGGTGGGGAGTATGGCCGATTTTCAAAGTTCTACCGCTGCGGCTATTCGGCGGATGTTCCGGGCGGTGCTGGAAATTTGAACGCTGGTCAGGCATTCACCAGTTGTGATAAGTCGCGCACGCAGTGCCTGGAACGCGGCATGTTCAATAAGGATTCGTCCGGAAACGTCAATAATCGCTATGGCGGTTTTGAATTCATACCTACGTCTTATCTGGTACGCGGCGCAACCGATAAGCAATCCCATGCCGCCGCCATTATCGATAACACTGGCAAAGCGAATGACGCGGTTCCCATTGTCTATGGAACGGGCTGGCTGAAGGCACCTGTAGTATTCGCCAGGAATGACGGCAACCTGACACACATGGAGGTTCTGCTTGGCCTGGGACAGATAGCGGGCGTCCTGAAGGTGGTTGTCAACGATGTCGAGATTCCCCTGTTCTCCAATACCACCAATTCATCGGCCACCGGCTGGTATTCACCCGTCTCCTACGGCACCAGGCAAGGCGCATTCAACCTGGACTTCGTGGATGCGAATAAAAACCCGCTGGGAGATCCGCAGGGCAGCATGGCGGTGTTGTCGGTAGTGGTACCTAATGCCATCAGCACAGGTACAAGCACGCCTACGGTTCAGGTTCTGATGACGGGCATGATGGTGGATACCTATGACGCTTCGGGGAGCAAGTTAGCCCCCAGCTTCACGAACAATCCCGCCTGGATTGTGATGGATGTGTTGCAGCGTGCCGGATGGTCACCCAGCGACCTGGATATCAACAGCTTTTACCAGGCTTCTCTCCAATGCAGCGAGACCATCAGCACCACCGATATCAACAACAATCCCATTACGCTCTCGCGCTATGGCTGCAATCTGATTCTGAATAAGCGGCAGAGCGCGGCTACAGTGGTGAGAGGCATACGGGTGGCGGCAAGTCTCATGCTGCGCTATGGAACTGACGGCCTGCTGGAACTGCTACCCGAAGGAACGTTGGCTTCGCAGCAAGCCGCGCTGCCGGATGGCAGCAATAGCGTGGAGACACTTTACAACGGCTGGCCCGCTTACGAGTTCAGCGATAGTTCAGCCGATTACTCTGGCATAGCCAAAACCTCCAAGGGCGCCTCTACTTTAACGGTTAGCGCTTTGACAATTGCCGAGACATACAACCGCATTTCGGTCGAATTTCAGGATGAACAGAACGAATATCAGCAAGACTCTCTTTCAGTTGCCAACACGAATGACTCAGATCTGATCGGCTTTGAAGTGGCCAGCCAGTCGAATGCGCTGGGTCTCCCAAATTTCAATCAAGCCACGCGAGTTCTGCTGCGGCAACTGGATAAGTCAACCTCGGGGAATCAATATATTCAGTTTCAGACCAGCTTTCGAGCCTTAAAAGTGAGGCCCGGTGACATCATCGCTGTCACCTATTTGCGAGAGGGATTCGAGCGAACGCCTTTTCGTGTGTTGAAACTATCGCCATCGCTCAATTACGAGATGGTGACGATACAAGCGCAGGTACACAACGACGACTGGTACAGCGACAGTTTGGCCGTTCTGCAATTGCCAGGACGCCAGCCCATTGGGAATGTGGGAGTACCGCTGCCATTGATCGGGACGGTGCCGCATGACGACAGTTCCGGGAATGTCGAGTATTTTGATTTTGCACTTACGGACAGGGTGAGCACTTTGCAGGATGGGTCGGCGATTGTCGGGATATCCATTGGGTTCACGGTGCCAGCGACACCGTCGGTCACCTCTACGTACGTGCCTCTGGTGGGCCTCTCGCCGTCAATTGATCCGACAATGGGAACACTATTGGGAGGTTCCACGTGGTATTACGCCGTGACGGCAGTTGATGCAAACGGGAACGAAGGCAGTCTCTCATTTACGATTCCCGCTGCGATACCCGCCACTTCGAATACAAACACTGTGACGCTGAAGCAGCTCAGTTTTCCGAGTACGGCTGTGACATTCAACGTATATCGAGGTTCATCTCCGCAAGCCTTGTACCAGATATCCAGCGGCAAAGCGATCACCACTCACTTCTCTGACGATGGCCTTACGGCTCTGCCCATCGGCCCACCAGATCCCAGCTTTGATCACGCCAATTTCTATTACAGAAACGAGTATGCCGGCCCTTTCCCAGTTGACATTTCCTCCGCGAACACAATTGGCTTTTCTTCCATGGGAGCGGTGGTCAACGCGTATGCGAATTTGGTGGTACGAATTTCGGAGGGGCCTGGCATGGGGCAGGAGAGGACGATTCTCTCCAACACAGAAACCATGCTCACAATTCAGATGCCATGGTCTATCCAGCCGAAATCCTCCGCCAGCAAATTCGTGATCTCCGAGGCCGCCTGGAAGCTGGCGGCTATCTCCTCCCACAGCCCGGCTTTGTTCGATATCTCTTACGCATCAGGCACCGTCATTGAAATAACGGGCCGCGCGGCTAATATTCTGAATCAGGAAAGCAATCCGGCACTGGCACCCATCACTTCTTTGCCGCTGGGTGGAGTGACCAACGACGCGGGACTGCCATCGACGCCATACTGCACCCTGACGGCGCCGGGCGGCGGTGAACTCACAATTTCACAGGTGGGTTTTAGAGACCTGACTAATACCGCGACCGTGACTAGCGGAACGTTGCAGATTTTCTCGTGGAACGAACTGAACACCCCCAGCCAGTATTCGCTTGCACAAGCCATTGACAGTTCCTCCACGGTTTTGAACTTGAATGTGCCAGCGAGTCCATCTACGCCATTTGTGGGCCAGTTAATCCAGATTGATCAGGAAGTTATGAGTATCAGCACGGGCACGACGGCGAATACTTATAACGTCATTAGAGGAGCGGCGAACTCAGCGGCCGCTGTCCATGACGCAGGCTCGCTGGTGTTGCAACTGGATTCAAACTTCATCATTATGCCGTTTGCTCCGGGCTTCTTTGAAAACCGGGCATCTCTGAATTACCTGAATACCGTCAGCATTCCAGATGTTCGCGTTGCGGCGGCCGAACTCTTCGTTACCAATTCATTTGGCAACAGCCAGACATCCTCGGTCTGCTACGCCTGCAACACAGCGCCGATGCGCACCCTGTCAGGCGGTCAGTTTTCGTTGCAGGTGAATGGCTACCTGGCCACCCAGCAGAACGCCGCCCCGCCTCTGGTGGTGGAGGCAAAACACGCGGTGCGCGATATTCGCATGAGCCTGACCCAACCGCCAACCGGCTATGTCATCACGGTAGATCTGCTGCAAAATGGAAGCGAGTTTTGTCAGCTGGTCTATGACCCCAGTCAAGCGACGCCGACTGCGGTCATTGATGGAACCAATCTTCCGCCCGTGCTTGAGTACGCCGTGCTCACATTGAACATTACGGTGACCTTGATTCCGAATTATGATCTGGCGCTGAATCCCGGCAACGACCTGACGGTCACGGTTCGGTTTTAG